CCCATTCTGATTGATTCAATTCCAATTAGTCTTACATCACTCATTTTACTCACCTCATTTACTTATCATTTTTCTATATAACAATTTAACCTTAAATTTACATAACTCATGCTTATCTGGTCCGTATCCTGCATAACCGTTTGATTGGCAATATCAAAGACATAGTAATTGCTTGTAGCGTTATAAGCTTCGATAACCTTTATCACGGCATCTGTAATTGTTTTCAGTTTGGTTATATTCGGCAATCCGTTGTCATGGTTTTTGCAGAAACAGTTAACCATAAATGTTGCGTCCTGTATAATCTCATCACCGTTATAGTTAGACAAAGGAATAATAACAATATCCTGCAGTTCCGAGTTTAACGGCTTTTTATTCCGGTAAACCCTTCCGTCAATCGTGCCTGTTACTGATGTTACATTTATAATCGGGTATAAAATTTCACTAATGTCAAAAGTTGTTTTCATAGCCCATATTCCTTTATCTTCTGTTTCAGCAACTGTTTTGCTGCCGGTATACTGCCTGTTATTACGTCATATCCTTTAGACTCTACTGCTGCTGCATATCCCATGCCTGCAATTCCGATTAGTACAAAGCCCTGCTTGTTCTTCTGTAATATTTCCCTTGCAATTCTTTTTGCCTGTGCTTTTCCCTGTGCTTTTCCTTCTACATTTTCTATTACTACATGTCCGTCTTTTGCGATAATATAACCGATTGAACTTCTAAGGTTGCCGGTCTGGTCCTGGTAAGTCCTGATATTTCTGGCATCGTTAACAAACTTCTCACCAACCATAGCAAGTGTCATGATAATACGTTCTTCGATGCTAACTACAAACTGGTCAATCTGCCTGTCTGTATCATGTCCTTTAAACCCTGGAACTAAAGACATATCAGCACTTCATTTCTACATGGTTTTGATATGGAAACAGATGCAACAATACATGCTCTTTATCAAAGAACTCCAATTTTGCACTTTTAGGAACGTTATCGACATCGCTGAACAATGGTGCAGTTATAAAATAGCTATAGCCAATCATATCCCCGCTTTCGGTTATAATGTATTTGCTGTTATTCGGCTGTATGTTGCAGCTTATACTAATCGTTACCAGTGTTCCCTCTGTATAAGCTCCAACAGTGTTGTATGTCCCTGGAGTGTGATAATTTATAGTTGCTGTATGGGGATATCTCTGGATTACCATATTGCTGCTCCGTCCACTGTCGGCTCATTCAAACCATATTTTTGCAGTATGCTCCTTGCCATAGCAATCAGCTGTGTCGGATTATATTTTATCGATGTCGCTCCATCCCTGAATTCAGGATGCGCTGCCAAAGTAAAATATAAGGATGCGGCACATAAGTCTATATCCTTAGAATTACCTGCCGCATAAGTTGCACTGGCTGTCAATCCATGATCAAGGAGAATCTTCTCAAGCAAGTTATCGTTACTATATTCGGTTTGTGATTGTAAAGCCTCTAAATTTGTCAATTATTGCTCCTTAGTTCTTATGCTCCCCAAGCAGAAGTATGTTCAGTGTCAAGAATTAAAGCTCTGTCTACAGTTGGCCAGCTTGGGAAAACATTACTTTCACCTTTGGTATATTCAGCAACAGGATCAACATCGCTCCACTTGGATACCAGTATATTGCCCTTCTTAGCCTGTGTAACCTGTTTAGGCGGATTAGTTTCCTCTGCAATTGGGCCATAAAGCATATCACCGCATTTTAAGTCTTCTAAGAAGGTTACATATCTGTCAGCTCCGCTTGCATCTAACCAGGGGTCAACAGATACTATGGTATGATTTACATCTTCATAGCTTATTCTGGTATCTATTAAGACTATGATTGGCAATCCTTCACTTTCTAAAGCTTCATTTGCTACAGCAAGACTTGGAGCTCTTTTCTTTCTAGTTCCACCGTATAGAGCATAAGGAGCAACAAAGTCTTTTACTTCATCAGAAGCCCTGAATTCTACCCATTTGGAACGGTTCATCAGCATATATCTTGGTTTAATTCCTAAAGTGCCAGCAGCACTCATTACAGATTCAATATCGGTAATGGGTTTAGTTGTACTTACTGCTTCAGTCCAAGCAACAGAAGCTACTTCCTTATTGTCATCTGGCAACTGGAAGTCAATAGCTTCCTCGGTTACAACACCGCCTGCATTGGTAGTCCTGCTTAAAGAAACAGTACCTTTGGATAATGCCTGAAATACTAACCATTCCATTCTGGCATTTACACCGTCAACAACATCATCAACATCATTGAAAACCAAATCTAAAATAGCCTGCTGGTCAGGAGCTGCCTGAGCTTTCAGAATGTTATAAGTGTTCAAATCATTCTCAGTCATTTTCTTTTTCATTCTGATAGATGGTATTTCTCCAGCCAGCTTACTTACAGTCCTTCTGGTTTTTAATGGTGCAGACACATCGTAAGCAACTACATCAGCTGCTACTCTATTCCCTTTACTCCCTATTAAAGTTTCATAAGTTAGAAACGGAGTTGACTTTAAGGGAAAGAATGTAGGCCAATACAGTTTTTCGAATACTCTCTCGTTTAAATAAGCCTGCAGATTCTTTTTGTTTATCTCTTTTAAAAGGCTGTATTCCATTATGTTTCACCTCATTCATTATTCATACTTAATTAATTATTTGTCATCATTTCATTTGCTTAAGCAAATCTTATTCTGGCAGTCAAGCTTGTCTTCTGTGCATCGGTTACAAAATAGGGTAATTCGGATTCATCTACAGTACCTCTTACAACAGCCCCTGCAAATAAATTATCCAGCAAATTCCCCTCATCATCTCTAACCTGTACATTGTTCTTCAAAACAGCATCTGCGCTGTGCATTGCTGTTGCGGTTGCTACAGTAGCTGTTTCATATAAAACTGCTCCTGATACCGCACCGGCTGTACCAACCAAAGTTTCAGATACGGCAATAGCAGTACTTGATACTCTGGTAATAGTAGAAGCGGTTGCACCATACAGGAAGATAAACTCACCCACTTTAAATAAATGGTCAGTTGGCTCTACGGCTAATACAGTTGCCCCTGGTACAGGGGCAGCAGTCAGCCTTACGGTTTTAATTACATTGTATAAACCTGCATTGGAAGCATCGGCATTCAATAATGCACCTTTTTTGAGTTCTTTTGTGTCAGTGGGAAATCTGTCGGTTTTAATAGTAACTCCACCAGGTATATCTTCTAAGATTTTCAAAAACACTGGATCGTAAACAGATCCGCTATCTTTGGTTATTTGTAAACTCATTGTTCTTTCACCTCATTTACTCATTGTTTATTGTTTGCAATATTGTCTTTTCCTTTGTTGATTTCTATGACTTCCTTACCCTGAAATGGTTGTCCTGCAGCCCCTTCGTTTCGCTGTTTTGCATATTCCTTTGCTTTTTCTTCTTCAATAGTGCCTGCAGATTCACCTTTTACAGGTGTTCCGCCGTCTTTCAACTTCTTGTCTATTTCTTCCTGTTGCAGTGTCAAGACCTCTTTTTTCAAGTTCTCTACTGCTTCCGGAATATCTTCATCTTTTTCCACTGCAATAAACTTGGAAAACCCTTCTTTTAACCCTGCCTTTTGCAGTGCTTCTTTAATTGTGGTTTCCCTTTTTGACTTTACAGTTGTTTCACTCAAGCTCTGAACCAGTTTAGTCAGATTGCCAACCTGATCCGTTAAATTTGCGATTGTTTTCTGTTCTTCTGTCATACCCTCTTGACTCTTTTCTTTGTCTTTTGCTTCTTTGTCCTTAGCTGCCTTTTCTTCTGCTTCCTTTTTCACTTTTTCATCATGAGTTTTGATTGCCTGAGTAACCCGCCTGTCCGTTTCACTCTGGAGATACTTCTTAAAGGAATCTTCCAGCCCAGCATCTTTTAAAACTTTCAAGAGCTGTTCAGGGTCTGTAGCGGTAGTCTGCTTGGCTTTAAGTTTTTCTATCTCCACATCTATTTGAGATTCATCTGTTATCTCGATGTCTTTAGACAATTCCTCAGATAAGCCGGCATCTTTTAATGCCTTCTTAACCTTGAGTAATAATGCTTCGTCCATCTTATTTACTCCTTTACATATTTAATAAAATTTAAAATAAAAAAAGAGCCGCCAAAGAAAGTTATTACACTTTCTTCAAACGGCTCTCTGGGAGCTCTACAATATTTAATTTTGGAAGGGCAACCCGCAGATTGCCCTATTTTGCTACCAATTGGATAGCTTTAGTACACGTTCAGCCACGTCTTTTTCAACGGGCGCTTGATTCACCACCTACGCAGTATTCACTGTTTCAGTAGTTCATTCTTATTTTACATAACATCTTATAGTTTGTCAAAGGTTTTTATCTCATTCTATTCCACCTCTTTTTGTATATTTCTTTT